TTATGATACAGATTTGAATCTTCTGTCAACAATTTTAACCATTAAAGAGATCATTAAATAACGACACTTGCCAAACACTCCCATCTGTGGTATACTGGATTCAAACATCTTAGATTGGAGGGCATTATGATAATCAAAACTTTCAGTGAACTTATTGAACATTATAACAAAATATCTTTGGATAAATTCAAGGCTCCAATTCTTGAAAACAAAATCCTTGTTTTGATTTATCACGGAAAATATTATGCATTTTATGGTCATGCTATGGAAAGATTAATCAAAAGATTTTCTTTCCATTTTCTTGATTGGACACTAAAATTGATATCGGAAGGAGATAACAACATTGAACGATACTTAGAAACTGGAGAATCAAAAATATTTCTCATGGAAAGCAATATTCGAAAAGACGAATATATTGCACGTTCACATTCTATAAGAATGGTTTATGAACGTAAAATATTTGCAAGAGAATTTGCAAGAGAAATAATTACAATTGATTTTGACAATGAGGAACTTTACAGAAAAAAGTATTCAAACAAGTTTAATGTTTTAAAAACAATATACTTTGATGAAAGTATTAAAACGTCTAAGACAAAACGCAGGAGGTAATATTAAATGAATAGAAATGATTTAGAAAGAGAATTCAATGAAGTATTTCAGGGGTTTCATCCTTTTCACTGGACGACAAAAGAAATTCCGAATATTAATAAGGATTCTAAAATTTTGATTGATGGCAAAGTGTATTGTTTGATCGAAGATCAGTCAAACATGCCTAAGTATAAAGTTGGTGATAAAGTTTATGCTCCCTTCTTTGTTCAGGGCGTTAAACTTGATAAAAATAGTCGAATTATTTATCTCTTGTCTCTGAATCCAAATGAAAAGCCTTTGATTCAGACAGATGAAGTTAATCTTTTAAAGCCTTCGGAGGAATAAATAAATGAGTGAAGCCAAGCTTACCCTTTCTGGTGATATTCTTAAATCCATTGGTAATTTTATTTCAATGGTTCCAAGTAAGATTTTTGGTTCAATCCCTCTTCGATTTGAGAATGGTTGTATTAAGATTGAAGCAACATCTTCGTCTTTTGGATATATAATTTCCTTCAAGAAAGAAATTGAAGACCTTGAAGTTGAAGAACCATTTGTAATCAATTTTTTGGCTGATAAGTCTATTGATAAGATTTTCACTTCTTTCAATACCATCGAATTTTATGATGAGTATATCCATGCCATGAAGTTGAATAAGAATGGCGATGTTCAAATTGATACTGTTTTGACACTTTTGGAAACTGATGAAATTACAGAAGTTCCACATTCTGTTGAAGAGATTTTTGAATTTATCAAACAGGCAAATGAAGATGTTGATGATAATGAAAAGTTTATCACAACTCTTGATATGGAAACAATTTCAGATTTCCTTGGTTCTCTCAAGGTTTTGGCAGAACAGGATAAATTTATTGTCGATGTGAAGAAGACTGGTCAATTTGAAATTATCGGTGAAGATTATACCAAAACAAAGGTTGCTTATACTTTTGGCAAGGTCAAGTGTGATAAGCCTTTCAAAGCTGTTTACAAGGAACATTTGCCTAATATCATGTCAGAAGTAAAGTCTTCAAAGATTTGTGATGATGCCACTTTCTTCGTTTCACCAAGTGTAATTATCATTGAACCAAATTCAAAAGAAGATGGAGAACAATACATTTACGTTGTTGCTAGTGTGTAATTGATTTGTGGGGGTATAGGGGTTAAAATACTCTATACCCTTTTTTAATATAAGGGGGTTCTATTAATGGAAAATCTTACGGTAGAAGAACTTGCAAGAATTCGTCCCATACTTGATAAAATCAATACTAAATTTTGTGAACAATTTTTTGATAACCCAAAAAGAAATGAGGATGGTTCTGTTGATATCAATATTTGATTAGATGAATTTGATTCTAAAGATATTGATTATGTCTGGGAACTTTATCTTCATTTTTTTATAAATTGTTTGAATGAATTATTTGAGAAAAACAATATTACTTCTAGAATTTCTTTAGTTAAAGGGTCTGATGGAATTTTGGAATTGAAAACAGTTGAGGTAAACAATGAATAATATTTTAATCATAGACTATTTTTCTCTTGTTAAAAGATATTATAGGCTAGATGAAGATCAAGATAAAAATGATTTCATTATGACATATATTGATAAAATTCTTCCTAGAATTGTTGAAACTATGATTAAATATAAGCCAGTTATCACTTTTGTTGCCTGTGATTCTGGTAAAAACGTTCGTGCATTAGCTATTAATTCTGAATATAAAGGCAATAGAAAAAAGGCTAAAAGTATTTCAGAAGAGGAATTGATGCAATCAAAAATTGAACTATTGAAAATTTTTGTGAAAGCTCTTCCTGTTGTATTTCTTGAAAATAAAAATACCGAAGCTGATTTCATCGTATATAGCATTATAAATTATCTAAAAGAAACAATTGGATTGGAAAATGTTCAATATATCATTGGAAGTAGTGATAGTGATTTTATTCAACTTTTTGATGATGATGTTGTTATGAATAATTGGAATCATCCAAATGTTCTTATTACTCAAAAGAATTTTTCTGAGTTTTTTAAAGGGTTAAATGGTTTTTGTTGGCCAGAGGCTTATGCTTTTGCCAAATCATTTACCGGAGATACGGCAGACAATATTAAAGGTGTCGGTGGTTTTGGATGGAAAACAGTTATTAAACTATTTGAAATCATTGGCCCTGTTTCTTCTATTAAAGAACTTCAAACTAAAGTAGATGACCATCTTAGCAATAAAAAAGGGGATAAATCTCATTTAGCTTTGCTGAATAGAGTGAAGAAAACAATTTTGGGAAATAAATCAAAATTTGAGAAACTCTTAAATAATCAGAAAATTATTGATTTTTCAATGTTGGAAACACCTTATTTTGTAGAAGTTAATAATATAATTGAAGAAGGATTATCAACATTGATTGAATTTGATGAAAAGAATTTTAAGAAAATCATTTCTGTAGATTGTTATTTAGATGGATCCGAAGATGATAGAAGAGTTAAAAGATCATTCATCAAAGAAATTATGTTATTGAAACAAATTGTTTCTAGAAGTAATAAATTCATTGATCAGAATATTCCGTATGAAGAATAGATTTGAGGTGTCTTAAAGATTGAAAATATTGTTTTTTACAGATTTACATATTCCAAATCAAACCAATTCAATATCTAATTCTGATTTTAGGGAGTGTTTGGAATTTCTACAATTTATTAAAGAACAGATTGTAGAAAATAGAGTTGATCTAGTGATATTTGGTGGTGATTTATTTGAAGACCCAAAATCAATTACATCATCTGCATTGACATTCTTTTCAGATGAAATTGCCACTATTGCCCAATTGAGCCAATTGATTCTCTTAGTTGGAAATCATGATTCAATCGAACACAATAAAATTGAAAATGTTCAAAGAATAAGCCTTTTGAATCATTTAAAACACTATGATAGGGTAAATGTTATAGATGCTCCTTACTGGATTACGACGATACACGAAGAAATGACCCAATTAGTTTTTGTGCCATACTGTAAAAATATTGCTGATATTTTGGAATCAATGGCATTTAAACTTCATGAATCTCATAGAAAAATATTATTTGGACATTTTGAAATTAGTGATTTTAATTATGTCAATATGAATAAAGAAATGATTTTATCAACTGTTGGCAAATTGCCATCCGTCAAAGATATAATTGAAACCTATAAGTATGACTTATCATTTATTGGACACATTCATGAACCTAAAACATTTGGCCCTAATCAGGAAGTCATTTATGTTGGATCATGTAGAAATATAGACTTTGGAAATTCGACAGAAGACAAATTTATTTATTTAATTGATACACAAACTTTGTCTTATGAAAAGATTAAAAATCCAAATACTTACACGTTTAAGAAATTTTATTCATTGGATGACATTAAGAAATATATGGTAGAAAAAACAAAATCTGAATTGTCAAGAACACGAATTATTTTTCATTATCGAACCATGGATGAAGTTCAAAAAATCAATAAAATTAAATCCTATTTTGATTATGTTAAATTGGATAAAATCATTGATGAAGAATCTTTTACAATTGATGAATCAAAAGAAAGTCCTGAATTTTTCAATAGAAAATATGAAATTGTAAATGAAAATAATATCTTGTCTTTTATTTTTGAATTTGATAATATTGATGAAAAGAAAAGAGATTCATATATTCAAATGTTTAATTATATTGGGAGACAAAAAGTATGAAAATAAAATCAATGAAACTTCGAAACTTTTTGTCTTTTGAAAAGGTGGATTTGAAATTACATAATACTCCAGATGAACCGCCTTCAATTTTTCTTGTTGTTGGCAAAAATTTTGACCAATCAGAAGATTCAGATGAATCAAGAAATGGAGCTGGAAAAAGTTCATTTCTATGTGAAAATTTGAGTTATAATCTTTTCGGAAAACCATTGAGAGGTGGGAAGGGAAAGGTTAAAATTGATGACCTGATTCGTAAAGGTCAGGATGATATGGTTAATGAAATTTCTTATTTTCTTGAAGATGGTTCGGAATTGTTAATTTCAAGATCGAGAAATGAAAAAGGTATCAATAGTGTTAAGGTAAGTCATGATAAAAAAGATATTACCAAACGAACCAAAAGATTATCAGATAAAGATATTCGTGAATTTATGAATATCTCTTTTGATGTATTTGCACAATGTATTGTCAATTATGCTGATACTACAGGGTTCATGTATTTGAATTATGGAAATAGGTTAGATTTAATAAAACAAATAATCGAAATGGAATTTTTAGATGAACTTTCTGTTAAAGCTAAAACATTTGCTCAGACAAATGAACGGATTTTAAAGTCATTAGAATTAAAGAGAAATTATGTAATTGAACATTTGGAATTGATCAAGAAGAATAAAGATATTCAAATTGAATTTTTACAAAATAAAATTAATGAGTTGACAGGAGAATTGAATACTGTCAAGGAGGAAGGGTTAAAACTTCCCGAATTAAAACCATTGGAGAATAAAATTGTTGATATTGAAAGTGAACTTAAAAAAATCAGAAAAGAAAAGTCTGATTTTGAATCACAAGAATTTCATTTTCAATCACTTATTAAGAAACATATAAAAGAGAAAGAGGAATTACAAAAACTTTCATCTTCCAAATGCCCAAAATGTTTTCAATTGGTAGATGAAAAATATGTAGATCAATTTTCAAAATCTATGGATGAATTAATTCAAGAATTTTCAAGTAGTGTCGAAACATTACAAAAATCAATTCAACTTGTAATCAAACAAGAAAAGGAAACTGAAACAAATCTCTCAAAAATCAAAAAAGAAAAGGAAACAGTTGCTAGAAACCATCAGGTTTTAAAAACAAAATATGAATCCCTTAAAAAAGAAATAATAAAATGGGAAAAAGAATTAAAAAATACCAATGCTGTAGGTCAAGTAGATAATCAATCAGAATATGAAAAAAAGTTAGATGGAATAAATAAGGCCATAAACATCAGAACTGGATGGAGATTGCCAAGTAATTACTTTAGTGATATACTTAACCCAAAGAGCACGTTGAGAAGTGCCCTTTATAAAAAGTATATTGTCATTCTTTCTGATATGTTCGAGTATTACATGAATAAAGTTTTTAATGGTCAAATGATTGGCACAATTGATATTGATAAAGATTCAAATATTGATCCTGTTTTTCTAAAAGATAAACAATTGATTCCTTATTGGTTGTTAAGTAGTGGTGAACGAAGACGAGTTGATTTAAGTCTATGTTTGGCTTTCTTTGAATTTGTTTCACATTCGTCTCATAATATGCCAAAATATTTAGTATTAGATGAACCATTTTCAAATCTTGATATGATGGGTATTAAACAATGTGTATCCGTTCTTATTGATATTCATAAGAGACATAATCTTGATATTTTTATTGTGACGCATACTACATTTCCACAAGAAATTTTAGATCAATCTGTTAGTTTAAAAACCATTGAAATTATTAAAAAGAATGGAATATCAACAGTTAAATTAAATTAAAAATCATATTGGATATTTGATTGGAGGGATTAGAATGAGAAAGAATAAATTCTATCGGAACAGTTATGATGAATGCATGCATTATATTAAGGAAAATAATTGTAATGAATTTGAATTTAACATTACAAATGTTATTGTTTCAAGAAATGCTGAAGTTTGGCAAGTTTGGGGGCACCATAGCCAAAAAGGTTTTGCTCGAATCGTTGGGGAATTTACTTCATTGGTTGCCGCTGTTAATAGTATCCCCTTTGATGAATTAGAATTCCCTTATACTATTACTTCTGTTCCTTGGGATTATAATGAAGCTGTCTTTTTTGAAAAAAATGCAACTGTCGAATTTAAAAACAAATATCCAAGATATGTGAGTGTGAATAAATAAAATGAATAAAATGGTCAAAGAAATATCAGAAGGATTTCCTTTTTTAGCATCTTCAATTGAATCCAACGTTGTCTTTGATTTAAAAGATAATGAAGATTATATGAAATTTGATGATCTTCGTGAACTATTTCAAAGTTATAATATGTATTATGCAACATTAAAAGAAAAAGAAAATAAAGAAAAATTTGACTGGACTTCTAATAAAGTTGTTCCATTTCATCAGACATATCCAATTGATTATTTTTGTGTTGATAGTTATTTGTTAGATAATGTTTTTGGGATTCTCTATTTTGATCCAAGGTTGATGAAAAGAGAATCACAGGTTCCATATCATAAATATATGATTAAAGGTAAAACATATCCTTGTTCTATAATCAAAAAGTCAATCTTAAAAAATTATGAAATTATGACAAAAATTGAAAAGATTGATACGAAATATATTCATAACAGCACTCTTCATTTTCCAAAATATTTTGCTGTTAAAAGTTCAAATAATCCAAACAAAGAAGCTAGTTTAATGACAGAAGTATTTGATGCTTTTATTAAACATAAAACATTGATGGGAATGGACAATTTAAAAGAAATGATGGAAGAAATTTCATCATGGTAGAATAATTGGTGGCAGGCATTTAAAGCTTGCACCTTTCTTGTTTTGTGGCATAATTGTAATACTTGGATTTTGAGGAGGATGTATTATATGGAAGATGTTTGTGCAGTTAGACTAAACTTTTTTTCAGAGAATTTTCAATGTAAGGAATTGAGGAATATTGGTGGGTGTCTTGTTAATCTAAAAAAATCAAATAAGGAATCAAATATCAATCCTTTTTATTTTTGGGAAATTTCTTCTTTTACTAAACCTAATCATTTTTCTGATCAATTTAAAAATGAAAATATTTTGAAAGTCATTGTTGACAATAGTTTTTCATTGGATGAATCTGACAAAGAAATAATCTTTTTGGATCACCATTTAACAGAGGAGTTTTATGATACTCCATATTCAAGCAATACAAGAATGTTGATCGAATCATATGATCAAATTGTTTCTTTGTTTAAACAAGTCATAAAAGAAAAGGGATATGAAAAGATTCTTACTTTGTATCATAATGACGGGGATGGCATTATGTCAGCCATTATTATGAAAATGATATATCAGGAAGTCTTTGAAGATGTAATTATTCCAAATAAAAATGAACTTCTTTATACAATCAAATTAATTGGAGACACTTTTGATGTTTCTAAAAATGTTGATGATATTTTGGATGATTTAGATGGTATTTCTCTTTTGAATGATGGAGATATCTTTAAGAAAAAGATTACAACTATCACAAAAGGAGCTGCATCTTTCTTTAAAACTATCAAGACATGTTGTTTTGAAGATGGAGAAAGTCTTTTAATAAAAGAACAAATTGATGAACTGACAAAATCATACGGTAAAGAAAATGCCTTACAGAAAGCTAAGAGTCGATTTGAAAAATATTTTTCCAGTTTGTTAGACAGGCCAATTATTAATGTTGTCCAAATAACTACCTTTCTAAATCTTATAAATTCTGATAAACATATTAATGATTTGATTTCTGTTTACAATATGGAAAAGGAAAGAATTGTAAAACAATTTGTCTATCCAGAAGATTCTGATTGTGCTGTATTTGATGTTATTATTCGATTCAATAAATTCCCAAAAGACTTGTTTCGACTTTTTGTAATTTCATCCCCATTTGATTTGGCACGATCTGTTTCGTGGTCTGTTGCTGGTAAAATGAATTATTATAAAAAGTCTCCTTATAAATCAAATTGGGCATTCTATCTAGATGATTATGATTTGAAAGACATGAAGAAATATAATAATAGACGATGTGTATTGAATGTCAATCCCTTTGGAAAATCAAAATTGTCATTGGATGATACAAAAGGTGATACTGGTTATAAAGTGGCCAAGGAACTTTTCAATGGTGGTGGCCACAAAAATGAGAAGGATTCCATTGGTTCCGCTGAATTGGATGAATCTGATTTTTATCGGGAAATTGAAATTATTGAACTACTATAGGAGGGCATAATGGAAAAGAATAAGCTTTCCAAATTATTTGATATTAAGACTACCAATTGGTAGGGTTTCAAACACACACAAATTTAATTAATATCAAAATATTAATAATTAATTCAGGTTCGTTTAAAGCAACTGGAATTGGCTTAACGCCTGACCAGATAAAGGGCATTTTGGTATACCCATTGAAAATAAGGGTTTCTTAAAGAAATCAAACTTTTCAAGAATCTCATTCCTTTAGGATGAGAGTATCAATGTCAAAAATAGATGAATTCAGTAAATAAGAAAGGTATGATGTGAAATGGCAGTAATTCAAAAGTGTAAGAATGCTGAAAATGGAACATGTAAGAGTGCATTTCAAGATGAAAAGTATGGTAAAAATATGAGAGTGTTTAATGACGGGACGAAGGAGTTTCATTGCACTGTTTGTGGTGCTTCGGGTGGTTCTATTGGAAATACTTCAACTAAGACTTCTGAAAAGAAATAATTAATCGTATAAATTAAGCCGTATGGAAAGCCGAGAGGCAACTATACGGCTTAAACTTTTTTAAAGGGTGATAAATAAATGAAGAAAGTTGTAGATTTGAATTTCTTGACTTGTCCAAAGGAAGAGTTGGAATTACCAAGTAAAGGCAAGTTTTATAAAGAAATGACATATAACAATATTCCAACTGGACTGGAAAAAGGCATTATACACATTAGACCTCTTTCTACAAAAGAAGAAAGAAATATGGAAAGAATTAACTCAACTAATTTCTATAATATTTGGGCTGAAATAATTGCTTCCGTCACGGCAGAACAATTTGATCCTATGGATTTGACAATTTCTGATTTGTTTTATCTTATTTATTGGCTTCGTGCTAGAACATTTGGCCCTACTTATGAGATTAAAGCCGAATGCCCTAATTGTGGTGAAGAATATAATGATAGGGTAAATATTCCCGACTTTGGAACGGTTTATCTTGAAGATGATATTATTGAACCATTTGAATTGACCATGCCAAATTCTGGCGTCAGGGTCATTTTTAGATATCCAAGGGTCAAGGATTTGGTGGATGCATCCAAGAGAAACTATTCCGAGAAAAAGAAAAAGGGTGTCAAAATATCGCCAACAATTTACCAGAAGGTTCTTTGCACTCAAGAAATGGTTTTACCGGATTCTACGGTTCTGACAAATGAAGAAGATTCTGAATTGATGATTGATATCTATTCTCGTATGCAAGCATCTGATACAATGATGATTGATGAAGAGTATGCCAAATATGATCATGGATTGCTTGAACCTGTTATGAAGACGTGTCCAATGTGTGAAACTGTCTATGAACAGTTTCCAGTGATTTCCCCGGACTTTTTTCGTCCGAATTTTAGAAAGTCCAGATAATACAAAATTATTAAAAATCTTCTATAGTTTCTTAACACCTTATGAACCAACTTCAATTGCTAATTCGATAAGATCAGAAATATTGTTTCTTTCAAAGTTTGGTCATTTTGATGCTTTTCACATCTATTCAATGACACCACAAGATCGAAGATATTATATTGAAGAATTAAAAAGAATGTTGGATAAATCAGGTGGCCAAAATATTGAAGATGTTGATTTATAAAAATAGAGCCTGAAAATAGGCTCTATTTTTTTATCTTCAAGAAATTAACATAGATAGTATCCTCATGTCATAAAAGAGGGGTTTAAATGGATAAGAAAAATATTCGTAAGGAAGATTTGGAACTTCTTCAATCTATGATGGGAAATAAAAAGAAAGAGCCTTTGCAATACAAGGTTGGTGGCAAAAAAGGTAATGAAAATGAAAAGATCGGAAAAGATGTTGATACTTCCAAATTATTGTCATTTATTGAAAAAACATTGACCAAAGATTTGGTTAAAAAGTTTAAAAAATTAGGAATTGAAACGAGTAAAACATACGAAGAATCAATTGAACAAATGGAACTTCTTTTAGAAACGATGGATGAATTATTTTCCATTTCTAAAAAAGGAGCTCCACAATTGGCTTCTGCAGTGGCTTCTCTTGGAAAAGCTCAGAATCAATTAATTCAAAGTGTTGAACAAACTTCCAATTCTTTTAAGAACATGCCAAAATCAATTGGTTCTAGTATTGATATGATTACGAATTCTGTTGGCAGACTTGGCAAGAATTTGAACAACATGAAAAAGAATGCCATTGAATCTTTTGATACTGCTGTTTCAAATAGTATGAATGCATTGGTTCGTGGAACAAAGAATCTTGCCATGGCAATTCCTGGCGTTAGAATGTTTATTGATATTTCAAAATCCATTGGTAGAATCTTTCAGAAAATCGGAACAACTGTTCAAGTATTCTCAGGAATGTTTCTTAAATTTGGAAGTAGTCTTTCAAATGGTATTAAAAGTATTGGCAAACTATTTGGTTTTGGTGGAAAGAAGGAAGGAATTGAAAAGCCTGGATTAACAAATGCTACTCCAAAATCATTAAGCGAACAATTTGTATTAAGAAAAACTGAAGTTGGTATGTCAATTTTCTGGTTATGGAAACAAATGGAAGAACAAGGAAGGAAAAAGGAAAAGGGATTTTTAGCTAGTTTATTAGATAATCCTTTTATGTTAGCAATTGCTGCCATTGCTGGAGCTATTTGGGGATTTGCTTTAGGTGCCATCAAATATATTAGAACAATGGGAATGATTCTTAAAGGAATGGGAATTGTAGATTTATTTCTGTGGCCATTTAAAATAATTAAAAACATTTTTATTTCAACTGTTGAGATTCTTAAAGGAACAGAATGGGGTCAAAAAATAATCGGTTTCTTTAAGAATATTGGAATTATATTTATGGATAAGTTTGATGATGTTGTCAGAGTTATTAAGAATTTTAAATTGGCTGACAAATTTCCTTTTGTTGGAAAATTGATGGGAATTGTCAAAGGATTATTTGGGCCAATATTCAAAATTTTTGAAGGTCTTGGTGGAAGAATTTTTAAACTCATTGGTGGAATTGGTAAAATTTTTAGTGGTGGTGCTGGATTATTTGGTAAAGTTTTTAAAACATTTGCTAGATTTGGTGGCGCTGTCTTTAAGGTTATTGCATGGCCAATTACTGTTATTATGGGCCTAATGGATTTCTTTACTGGATTTTCAGATGAAAAAGCTGCAGAATTGACTGGTAAATCAAAAGAAAATTTGACCATGTTCGATAAAATTACGTCTGGTGTTTGCAGTGCCATTTCCGGTCTTTTAATTGGATTGATTTCGCCAGAAGAAATTTACAATGGATTCAAAAGAGTTTATGATTTTATTGCAGGATTTTTTGGTATTTTTGGTAATGTCTTGGATTTCTTTACTGGTAAGATATCATTTACTGAAATGATTGAAAAGATGGGCGATAATATCAAAAAAATGTGGGATGCTTTTTCTGGTGCCATTTCATTTGTATTTAACAAAGTTGGGGGATGGTTAGGAACAATTGCAGAATGGTTAGGGTTTGGGCCTGAATGGAATTCATTTGTATCTAGTATTAAAAGTGCTTGGGATTCAACTGTTGGTGCTATAACAGGCATTTTTGATTGGATCGTTAATGCTTTCAATTGGATTACAAGTTGGTTTACTGATGAAACGAATAATTTAAAAGCTGAAGAACAAATTACCAAAACAACTTTACAAGCTAAACAAGGAAAAGATGGAACATACAATCTTAAAGATGTTGAAGAAGGTAAGGCTTTTGGTATTGGTGATCAACGATATATTAAAAGAAATAATGAAATATTCAGAATGGAAGCTCATGAAGTTAATCTTGGCAAAGGTGATAAAGAAATAAGATGGACAGAACAATCAACGGGTCTTAAAGTAGACGAACTTGGAAATTTGATAAATGAACAAGGTGTAAAACAATTAGATGTTTCTAAAGCTACTGAAGAAAATATGGCTGATTTATTGTATCATGCTACAGAAAAGAATTCAATTTATACACATGATACTCATATGGAAGAATTATTAAATATCATGATTAAGAATCAACAAGAAGATTTACAATTACAATATGAGTCTCAAAAATGGACAGAACAAAATCTGCCTTCTTTATTGAGTGGCACGACAAATATTATTGGTGGGCCAAACAATAGCCAAATCAATACTTCGCCTACAACAAATGCCAATTTGGGCGATGGTTCTGCTTTGGGTGCTGTTATTGCAAATGAAGGTTGGTATGGTTCTGTTAATAAAAATGACAATGGCAGAGGTGCTTCCATTGGTAAATTGCAGTGGAATAGTGGAAGAGCTAGAGACATTCTTTTACGAGTCCGGGAAGCAGATCGAGCTAGATTTGATCAAATGTTGCCACAAGTTGCTGCCTCTTTAGCAAATGAACAATTATGGACTAGTGGAAAACGTTCGTTTACTACATCTGAAGCTCAGGCATTCAATTCATATATGAAAGATAATACAAAAGCTCAAGCTATTATGGATGCAAAAGCCAGAGAAGATTTTGCTGGTTATATTCAAACGGGTCAGAGACGTGGTATTACGGATGAAAAAGCTCTTGCCTTTTATGCAGACCTTGCTAATCAATATGGTCATGGTAAAGAAGGTGGCACAAAGGGTGCAATTCAATTTATCAATAAAGCTCGTAGAATGCCTGGTGGGTTGACATTAGAAAATCTTTATGAAGCCACAAGAGGAACAGAGTATTTCAAGAGAAGAACAAAAATGTATGAAGCATTAAAGAATCTTCCTGCTGGATCAATGGCTCCAACAATGGAAATGAATGCTGTTCCAAAAGCAGAATCTTTAGACTTGACTAAAATTGCAGAAGGATTAGAAACAACTTCTGGCACAGTATTGAATCCAATGGATGCTACAGTTCAAAAAATAATTGGAGAACAAGGAATCAATACAAATTCGATTCGTGAAATTTTAACATCAATTCCTCTTTCACAAACACCCCCTCAAGGGGATATGGAACAGTTAATAAGTTCTCAATTTGAACAAGAGAAAAAATCTAAGGAAGAATTAGCACAAGCTGTTTCTAGTGGTGTGAAACAATCCATGCCAAAGAAAGAAACAACAGAAGTGCCAACTACAAAAAATACCACACCATCAACAAGCGCTGTAAATATGTCAGCTCCGACAGATATGAATTTAATTCCTATTTATGTTTTAGACTATTATTTTGGATTAAATATCTCGTCTGGTGGTATCAAATCTGTCATTTAAGGAGTGAGATTTAAATGGGCTACAATGAAAAAGACAGAGATATGCCAACTACACCTGTAGTTAAACAACCAGAAAACCCCAGAACTAAAGATGTTGCTGGATCAACAAATAAAACAAGTCCTAAGAAACCAGAACCAGTTGCAGCCAAACCAGAATCACAAAATCAAAGTAAACAATCTCCATCATCAGAAGCTCCGGCTTCTGGTGGTGGGTGTTCGTGGAATCAATTTATTTTTGAAGACCCATCATCTAACAATTTTGGTAATTTTGCTAAGATTACAATTAGTGTTAATCAAACCATAACAATGAATTTCCAAACGGCTTTATTCAGTGCTTTTACTTCTACTGGTTTAGATGGTTGCAAAATTGAATTACCATTGGACTCATCACAAACTATGAGTGATAGTGTTTCTGTTTCTTGGGCTAGAAAATCAGATTCGACGACGGTAACGCAAGCGGTTGAATATATGACAAATACCGATGCTGTTAATAGAGGAACACAAGCTTTAGAAAGTATTGGTATTAGTGGTATGAGTGGTGATTCAATTCGTCGATTTATGACAGAAGATTATAATATGGGTTCATTGATTAAATCAATTGATGTTCCATTTGTTATTTGGCAAAATAAATCAATGACACCATCAAGGATAAAAGAAGGTTTAGGTTTATTACAAGGATTGATTTATCCCGGATTAATTGGTTTTATGTATCCACCTTCCTTAACATTGAGTGTTGGCAATCTTTATAGGAAAATGAAAGCCAATCTTGCTAGTGTTGATTTACAATTTGAGGATGGATGGCGTTCATTGAATCCCGGATCATCAGGTATTCAGTTGAATAATGATGCCTTTCCGATGATTATTAGAGGAAAATTGAGATTTGTTAATCTCTTTATGTATATGTGGGATGCTTTAACAGAGGAATTGACATTAAAAGGAAAGCCGTGGATATTGTTTGGAGATGAAAAAGATGCCCCTACAGGTGGATCATCAAATAGTGGTGGAAGTAGTTCATCAAATGCACCAGATGATAAAAAATTAGGCACACCTTCTGATAAAGTTGGTTCTTCTTCAAGGAAAACTGCTCCAACAATGGGATTACCGTCTGATGGAAATATGGGCCCTACTGCCATGAATCCAAATATGTTGCCTGGTGATGCCAATTTTGGTAATACTGGTATTAGTGGTGCCTTGAGTGGAATGACTGGAATCGGTGGTCTTGGTGAAAATCCTTTAGGTGGAGTTTTTGAAGGTGGGAATGATTCAAACCCCTTTGGAGCTGGGAATGATCCATTTTCAAAAATCTTTGGTGGCGTCAATGACATTTTAAATGGTGGTATTGCCACGACATGGGATTTTGCAAATGGTGTTCAGGGTAGTGGCCTGTTGAATGGTATGATGAATATGGACATGTCATCAATATCTTCCATTCAAGGTAATTTGCCAAATATGTTAAATATGGGCAATGGTCTTGGAAATTTAATGCCTTCAATCTCAAATAGTTTTGGTGGAAATTCAGGAATTGGCTCACTTGGTCAAATAAGTTCATTTGGTAATTCAGGGGATATTTTAAAAAATATTATGGGAAATCTAGATTCAAAAATTAGTAATTTGGGAGGATTAGATAAATTCACTTCCAATTTACAAAATTCAGGAAGTTTGCCATCTTTGAATAAACTTGCAAGTGATAATTCTATTATGATGGCCAATACTCTTCAAATGAGGCAAGACTTGTCGAAAGTTTCTGGAGTATTAAAAGATTTAAGCAATAATACTTTATTAAAATCAACACCAACATCTTCAATTATTAATTCACTTAACGGAGGATTAGAAAATGTTGTTGGGTTAATTGATAATATTAAAGATGGTAAATCGCCTGTAAATCCTTCAGAAGTCAAAAGATTATTGGGAGGAACATTAGCTGCATCAAATAGTTCTGTGAACACTCTTGATAAAGTAGGTTCTATTATTGGTCAAACTTGTGAAAAAGTTCAAGAAAATAAAGGGTTGGCTCCTGCAGCTATTATTAAAAATGGTATTGTATCATCATTGATGAATGGTTCTGTTGCAAAAGATACAAAACAAATAGTATCAGCTCTTAAAGGAATTTCAACCATTTTAGAAAATTCAAAAGAACAAATTGCTTCCAATAAAGAAGAAAAATTTGTTTGTCAACAAATTGCTGATACCGTAAAAAGAAATGCCAGTAAGATCGAAACAAAAGCAACTTTGGTTGAATCACAATCAAATAATATTTTAAAAAGATCATCTGAATTATTTAGAAAAGGACTTGGGGAATAATGTGGAGTAAAGACATAAATCCAAAACCTTTAGATATTGTTGATGAATTGGAACATTCAAGAGACGAATCTAAACATCATTTGTCTTCTTATTGTAAACGATATAAATTTGATACAAAAATTAATATATTTCAGAAATCATTATTTGTGCCAGAATATGTCAATGGTGAAAAGGCTCATATTGTTTCAAAAGCTGATATCAATAGATTAGATTTAATATCTTGGCAATATTATGCCACTCCTGAATTGTGGTGGGTGATTGCAGAAGTTAATAACATTGATCCTTTTGAAATGTTTGAAGGTCAACTTTTAAGAATTTTGCCATCACAATATTTGTTGTTGCAAGTTTTAAGATATACAAACAATGATTAAAGGAAGATTTTAAATGGCACAAACGTCGGATTTGTTATTAAAAAAGTTCCAAACATTCATTGAATTTTCATGGTATAAGACAAATGAAGGGGATGAAACAAAGGTTGCTGAATTTAAGTATTCATTAACCCAATATTCCCCTTCTGTCTATGCCACAATTGCTTGTTATATTCATGAAAGTTATCTTGAGAAATTTTCCGATATTGAAAAACTTCCCATTGAACAGAGAAAAGTTGAAATTAATTGTTTACCTGAATTGTTTAGATGTGGAGACAATAAGAAAATGTTTTCAGGCCCTTGGAAATTTATAATCATGAATTATAAAATCACTCCTAGACAGGTTCATTTGAATACTGCCTATGGTCAGAATCCAGAATCAGATGCTATTAAAGGTGGAAATCATTATTTAGTTGAATTGCAATGTTTGGATAGGGTATTTTATAAAATGTCAATCAATGAAAAGTATAAGGCTTATCCCGGAAAGATATCTGATAATATTTCTAAAATCATATCAGAAAATGGTGGCAAACCACAAATAACGTCAACTGTCGGCGAATATGATTGGAACCAAACAAGAGAAACGGATTATATTTTTATTAGACGAATGTTGCCTTATGCCAAAGATAGTTCTGGCAATGTTGGATTTGCTTTTTATTGCTATAATGAAGAAGGATTCTTTAAACCAATTGACGAATCAAAAAAGAATCCAACAAAAATATTTGTTGGCAACAATCCAACAATTGTAGATAATAAACGATCACAAACAATTAAATCATTGATTGAAAAATTTGGAAGTCTTGACAATCTAAAAATTGTTGGGCCAGGCTTTAGAGATTTTGATGAAAAGAATCCTAAAAAGATGATTACTCAAGCTTATCAGATTGATAAAGTGCCTGGTCAAATGCATGATACGAAATCAAAAAAGGTTATTCAAATTCCAATTGAGAAACAAGAAATGATGGAAACGTTTGCTACATCATTAAGAAAAGCAGTTCATAGATTCTCAAGAATCATTCAAATTGATATTTATCTTGATACTGAAATTACACCTTTAACATGCATTGAAATTATCAATACAGATAAAGACTATGAAAAAGAAAAATTGTTAGATGGTCTTTATTATGTTATTGAAGTTTGTCATAGAATTGGCCTTGATCCAATGCAACCATTTCTTCCAATGACAAGATTGACATTATCATCAGATGTTGATTTTAAAGGAATGAAATCTCCAGAAGGCAAGCCCTTGGATAAAGAACAATCAAATACGTCTTCTAAACCAAAAGAACCAGAGAAACCTAAAGAACCGGAAAAGCCAAAAGAAGAACCAAAAGAAAAGTCAGAAGAAGATAAAAAGAAAGAAGAAAAAGAAAAGAGAAAAAAAGAGATGGATGGAACAGAACAAAAATTTAAGAAGCTCATTAAAGACAAACAAGGACATAGTTATACGGCAATGGCTTCGAATGTCCCTCTTAAAGATACAGATCAAAAATTTAGTGGTTGTATATCAGATAAAAAGACGGATAAAGGGAATAATATTTTGGATGGATATTTAATAGATATGTTAGGGAATGTTATTAAAATTTATGAAGGCCAATCAGAAATACCATTTATTTATGATATTTTGACAGGGTTATTTACAGATTTAGATGGTCAGACTATTGATAAACCAAAGGATGCAGATATATCTTATACAAAAGAAAATCCAAATTTACAAAATGAGATAAATGAAAAATATAAAAGATATGTTGAAGCTTATGAAAAGAAACAGTATAAAACTCCATGTCCAGAATAAAGGATGATTGAAAATGAAATATCAAAAATTTGTTAATCATCCCGTTTTTGAAAATGGGATTGAAATTGGAAGATTTACAGGCCATATTTATGAAAATGGAATTAAAGATGGAGTTGTTTTTAAAATTGTAGAAGATGACGGAGAATGGATTGAACAATATGTCATCATCTATTTGAAAGACAATTTCGAAAGACCATATTATTTGAGGAATGATAAATGTTATCTTCAATTGACAAATGAAGAGGTCGATTTTATGAAACCATTACACATTAAAGCATTCCTACAACCAAGCACGAGGTAGGTGAATTAATTGCCAAATTTTTATGGTGTTCATGTTGGAAAAGTGGAAGATAACGAAGACCCTCTGAAAATAGGAAGATTGAAAGTAAGAGTTCCTTCCATATTTGGGGAAGAATCAGAAATACCTACAGATAAATTACCTTGGGCCGATCCAAATTTTCCCTATGGTGGTTCGGATGATGTAGGATTCTTTTTTGTTCCAGAAAAGGGTGCTACTGTTAATGTTCTTTTCATTGGGGGAGATTCTAATAAACCTGTTTGGATAGGGTGTAATTACTCTCAATTTGAAACTTATGGAACGCCAAAACCGCCTGGTGAAGCGATGAGTAAATATCCAAAAAGAAAAGTTCTTAAAACAAAAGCTGGATATATTTGTTTTGATGATGAAGAAAAAAGTATTACAATCAAATCAGGTGGGAATAGTTCTTATTTTGGTATGTCTGAAAGAGAAATCGAAATTGTTCATGCTTCAGGAGCACATGCCACTATTAAACAAGATGGATCAATTGCAATGGAATCTCCAGAACAAATTAGACAACGTGATCCAAATACGAAAGCTCAATGGAATTTAATAAAACAAATTTGTCAGAAATTGGATATTCCAACGTCTTCTGCTGAACCATTTAAGGCTAAGACTTGAGGGGGCCCAAAAAGCACACCAAGCTGTAAAACCGAAATGCCTAAACCTATTAAATTTACAGGTGGGTGAGGGGGTTCACCGGGGCAAGTCTTGCCCAATACTGGTGGCGGTTGACCGGCTGGTGGCGTATCCTCTGGATGGGGATATCCAAATGCACCAGAAATTCCAAAAGGAATTGCAGATAAATCTCAAGAATTAGTAAAAAATATGATTGATGCTGGAGCATGTGCTCCTGAAATGGATGGCATATTACAGAAAGCATTAAATGGAGAAAAAGAAGTGCCATTAGAATTGGGTGGCATGTTTAATGGAATGTTGGATATGGGAAATAAATCATCAGGTGGATTATCATTGCCAGGATTTGAAGGTGATTTTGTTTCAAGTTCTGTTGATATGGCATCAGATGCAAGTCAACAAATTGCACAAGGTGGTTTCCCATTACAATTCTTTGCTTCAAAATTAAGCATTTCTCCTAAATATGGAACCTTAATTGTTCAGGCAATGAATGAAACCATTAAATATAAGAATGAAGGATTATTTGAAAAGGAAGAAATATTAAATTCTGATTTAATTCCTGATCTTACTCCTGAACTTTGTAAAAAATATACTTCCCAATTACAATCTGTTGAAATTGATGATGATACAAAAGATATTATGAGAAGTTTAGTTAAAAAAGTTGATCGTTATGAAAATGGTGATCCAGAATTAGGAATAGATAATAATGATCAAAATACAGGTGATATGCTTTATAAGGGAGATAAATACAAAATTTATCGACAAGAGGGATTGACACAACTCATTGAAGATAGTGATTCTGATAATGATGATTCGGACAATGATGACGATAATGACGATAATATCACACCAGATTCAGGGTCTTCTACGTCTCTTAAAGATATGATTGTCATGGCATTAATTTTTGGAAGAAATTAACTTGGGTGATAAAAATGAGCTATCCTTATAATTACATGTGGCCTATAGATCAATCAGTGGCGGGGCCAATTGGCCCCGTCAATGGAATATTACCACCAGATGGACAGAATTATGCCAGTGTTCATGATACGAAATCGCCAAGTGAGGTTATCAAACAGTCCATTAGAAGAATATTAATGACTGTTCCGGGTGAAAGAGTTATGCAGCCTGAATTTGGATGTAAATTAAAAAGTCTTGTGTTTGAACCAAATGATTCTGTTTTGATTGGTGATATTCATTACATTTGTAAAGAAGCTATCAAAAGATGGGAACCAAGAGTCATTGTTGAATTTATTGATATTCAACAATATCCAGACCAACATGAAGTAGTAATTACAATTAAATATTTAAATAAGTTTGACAATACAAGAGATATTGTCAGTCTTATGATAAAGTAAGTGGTGAGATAAAATATGACAGTTCCATTTTCCAATCAAGAAAATGTTCAAGAATTTAAGGAGTTGCAATTAGTCCCTTCTGATTTTGAAGAGATAATGGAAGTATTAATTGCACGTGTTAAAAGTCGATTGCCAAATAAATGGCAAGATTTTTTAACTTCAAACTTTGGTATTGAGTTAGCTGAAGTCTTTTCGTATGAAGCAGCCCAATTAGTTTATCTTATTAATAGAAATGTTAATGAAGTTTATATGCCAACTGCTAGAACAAGATATGGTGTTTATAATCTTGCTCGAAATATTGGGTATATATCTAGACCACCAGCACCAGCTAGAACTACTTGTCTTTTAACAATTCCGTTTGATAATCCTAATCGAAATAATATTGCCATTCCTAAATATACAAAATTATCGACTCAAGATGGTAAAATGTTTTATATTGAGAAAGATTACATATTGCCAAGTGGACAATCACAAATTGAAGTTGATGTTGTTGCTGGAACAATTATTTCGGATACATTCATTGCAAATGGTATTGCGAGATATCCTTATCAAACGAATTATTATCCTGTTTCTTTTGTTGACTCAGTCAAAGTAAATAATACTTTGTGGGAATATTCTGAATATCTTGACATGTTAGGCCCTGAACCAGTTTACACAATTGAAAATGATAAAGATTTTAGAGCAAAGATTATTTTTGGTGATGGAATTTATGGCATGAATCCTTTAAAAGATGCTGAAATTGAAGTTCTTTATAATGTTAATCTTGGAGAAAATTCAAATACTTCTGCTTATTCTATAAATAAAATCATTGATCCAATTTATGATACTGATGGCCGAAAAGTCAATTTTACAATTACGAATCCCAATGCAGCTATTGGTGGAGACAGAGAAGAAACAGTTAATGAAATTCGTAGAAATGCCCCAAGTATTTTTAGAACACAATGGAGAACCGTGACGAAACAAGATTTTAAAGATACTTTAAGAGCTGAACCGGGAATTGAAAAATTGGTTGTTCTTGATAGATATGATATGGATGAAATTGGTATTTATGGAGTTAAAATTGGTATCATTCCAACTGAAGGTGGATATATTGATGAAGCTTTTAAAAATCATGTTTTAGAA